CCACAACGCTGTATCCCACTTACCTATTGCATAAGCACCAGGATTAAACTGTACTGCACCTAAGTTATTCTGTTGTTGAAAGTCTGTCGATACATTGCATAAAACAGTTGGCACGCCATTATCTGTCAATAGCATAGGTCTTACCATTGTGAATCTTTTTTGTTGCCCTCTAGTCTCAAAATAGCTGTATGCCTGTTGTACTTGACCTGTTATGTTTGTTCCATTATCTGCAAATGTGTCCCAAAACTTACCTACATAGCCATCACCACCAAAGTACATTTCACTAGAACTCATCTGAAAGGTATAAGCCTCAATACCTGTAAATTGTCCCCATGACTTTGTAATCGTGTGCATGACATATTGTTGCATTCCTGTATCTGTAGGAATGTTCAATATCAACATATTCTCACCAGCGTAATACGAAATCTGCCAATTAGGTAGAGTAGAAAAAGAACTTGCTGCTTGACTTACAGCATAATAAATCTTATCTGTAAGATTAACTCTAGGGTCTAATCGTGATGACTGTAAAGCACTAGCAAGTGGTACAAGTCCATCTTGAGTTAGTAATAGAACATCACCACCCCACTTAAAAAAGCATCTTCTAGTGAATGTTTGACCTAATTGCCATACTCCTTTTAATGCCCATGTCGCTACATTACTAGGATCAGTACCTAAAAAGACGATTGTTTCGCCATTAGATGTAACAAATACTGCATAATCGTCTGCACCTTCGCCAGCGTCTATTGTCCATGTTGCCATTGCTTGTAAATAGCCACCATTTCTTGCAATACTACCGAAATCTAGCTGACTTGCTGCACCACCGATGCTTTGAACAGGCATATACCAATTATTTAGCGTGTCTTTTTGCGTAAAATACAGTCTGTTTTTAAAAAGATTAACTCCTATAAATGTATTTGAATTAACTCCTGTAATCCCTAAAACTGTGTATGTTCCTACAACTGTTGCATCAGCAGCAGGAGTACTAGCCATTGTATAAGTGAATGTCGTTACACCTGTAACTGTAATTCTGTAATTCCCGTTATATTCGCTACTTGTTGCACCTGTAATTGTGACTTGATTACCTGTTATTAACCCATGATTGGCTGCTGTCGTAAGCGTAGCTGTAGTTCCACTTCTTGTTATAGTAGAAATAGTCTGTGCAGTCGATGTCGTAGCTACATAAGACCAAAATGTTCCGTTATAGACTAGAACTGGGTCTGCACCATTACACGCTACTAAAAAACTACCACCTGAGTTCGTTAAAGATACATACTGAAGTCTATTATTCGTTAATCCTGTGAATACGCTTGTAGCTGTACTTGTTGATGCGTCATAAATGATTGAAGTACCTACTGCAAACAGTTTATTACCTGTAGGACTAGAGTAATTCATCAAAGTATTAACTTTACCTGATATACCTATTGATGACTTTGTGTAGCCTTTCCTAAAAGTAATGTCTGTAGGTGTAGGAAACCAGTTATTCATAGTTACAGCATCCATCGGATCCATGTTTGATAACGAATCTCTTGCGTTCCAACCTCCTATTGGTGCTGGAATACTTGCTGTCTTAGCACTACGCTTCTGTGGAATCATAAATAAGTCCATGTCTTTTTATTGGCAATGTCAGAAACAATGTTTCTACTTACCTTGAAATCACGATGTATGTCTGCTTGACTATAACCACGATTAAGTAACATTTTTATCTCTTTTACTTGTTCTTCAGTTAATTTAGCCCTGCCTCTAGGATGATCTTTACCTGATGGAGGTATATATTGCCTACCTTTAGATACCTTATCAGCTACATTGTCAGCATTAGTACCTACAAATAAATGTTCTAAATTAAAACATGATGGATTATCACAACGATGTAATACACATTTATTATTGGGTACATCTTCTTTATTTAAAATATAAAACAAACGATGAGCAATGTAAGGTTTGCCTTTATATTTAATTTTCCCATAACCTTGTCTTGTTTTAAACCCTAAAAAATTATGGCATCCTGTTACTAAATCAACTTGTTTATTTTGCTCAAAACGATCTTGAATAGATACATTTCTGTATTCCCATGCTTTCATAGTAAACCCCTTATCATTAAACAATGAATAGGTTACCATGTTTGAGCCTTGTTGTATATACATTTTTAAGAGCCGTATCCTGTATCGGGGATATTTGCATACCCTATCAATACCTTGCTTGGATAAGGTGCAAAACTCAATGTAGCACTACCCTTATCGTTTGCTTTAGCTACACTTAAGTACCTTTCGTAATCTTGTTGTAGGCTCGTAACATCAAATCCTTTAATTTGGAAGAACTTGAGTTTAGTCGCAAGCACCATGATTGTATCGTCAAGAAAAGTCGTGTCAGTATCAGCAGTAAAGCTGTTTTTAACAACTCCAGTTGAACTTTCAGCCCACCCTTTTGATCTGTATTCATATCCTAGATACTCCTGTGTGTTCATTAATGGCCAAATATGAAAATATTCGCCATAGATTCGCCATCTTACTCGTGGGCCTGTCGAAATATAACCCGACTTTAACCATTGCCATTGTTGTGCATCCTCTGGCCCGAGCATTTCCCAATGTTTGGTTTTGTCCCAATGAGTTCTATCTGTAATAGTCTCGTAATCAGCAGGTAAATCATATTCCATTTGACCAAATGTTAAGTCGATGCCTACATTAGTCGCTTGTAATGGTTGATTAAGAGTAACAGTAGAACCAGCAACAGAAACAATAGAACAATCTTGTGGTATTCCTGTGCCAGTTACTTGCCATTTAGTGCTTAAACCTGTTGTATTTGCTACATTTAACAGATTGTAAGAACCATCTACACCATCGCCAGTAGTTGTTATCGCTTGTGTGTAGAAACGATACTCTTTTTGCAATGCTCGCCAATCGTATTCTTTAATCAGGTTATAACCAGCACGATTCATCAGAGCTAATAACTGAATTACATCTTGTTGGGTATTGCCTGCGACATAAGTTGGTGCAACTAGACCTAGTTCACTAGATGTTTGTTGCATGAGTTCGAGCATTGTCGATGACATATTATTCCTCTACTTTTGGTTTCCTACCTCTTTTTTGACCAACGGCTGCAAGTAGAGATGTCATCTGAGATTCAAACTTAGTTTGCATTTCAGCCATCTTTGCATCTGTTTCTTGCCTTATTCTATCATTTTCTTCACGAAGTTTGTTAATTTCTTCTTCTCTTGATGCTACATCTGCACCCTCTTTAGCCATTTTAAGAAAAGCCCTAGCTTTATCTCTAAAAGTATGTGGTGACATTCCTGCTAACATACCTAGCTTTTGGATGCTGTGATCGGTAGCCATTGCAATAGACTCAACTGTGTGAAACTTAATTCCTCGTAATTCCTCAGCCTGAGTAGAAGTAATCAAAGGCCATTCTTTTAAAGAAGTCCCTGAATAACTTGCCTCATCGCCTATACGATTCATAAAATTAGCCCATTGTATTGGAAACCTATTTTTATCTTGATCATTTACTTTACGATCTATCTCTGAAAGAGAATCGCCTGGTACTACTATCTTGATGAAGATTTGTTCTTCAAAGATTGGTCTGCCTTCTTCTAGTGTTCTGTCAGCGTTTTGAACTTCTCGCTTTTCAAACTTAATTGCTAATCGTGAATCTGCATTGTTAATATCTGAATCAATCATTTAAAACTCCCAAGTATTTAGGTTTTTAAAAAAAAGAAAGGTTGCCATCTCTGACAACCCTTCGACTTACTTAAACAGATGCTTTGCTGAACCAGCCATAGTCACCTGATGCCATTGCAGTTGCTGGACTTGTATAAGTTCCACCACTTGCTGTAGCCACGAAAGTTGATGCGTTTACTGTGCAAGTTGTTAGTGTTGCTGTGATAGCTGCACCAGCTTGTGCAAATACATAACGCAAACCATCTGAACCAAATGTTTGCAAACCTAACGGCCCTTGTGTAGGAACTTCTGTCCCTGCACTATTGTCGTTGTAGTTAGAAATGTTGGTTAAATCAATCCCTGCAATAGGGAGAACTGAATAAGCCATGATTATTTTCCTTTCTTAGGCAATTAACTTGCCCTGTAAAAATTGGTTAGAACAAGTAAGGTTACCAGCCCAACCATACAATTTAACAATAGCGTCTTGGTTGATCGCTTGTCTTTCGCCACCGATAGGAACGAAATTGCGTTCTTTATGTGGGCGTAAGAAAATGTAATCAGTATTCAAGAAGAACATTGTATTAGCTGTAGCTTGTGAGCCTACACCACCACCTAGAACCACATCGGCACTTGTACCACCACCATAGAACTTGAGGGATGCAAAACCTGATGCACCTGATTCCTCAGAAGTAATACGCTGAATAGCTTGTAATGCTTGGACATAGAAAGAGTAATAGTTGTTATCAGCAACGATTAAATCAGCTTTGTCTGTTCCACGAACTAATTGAATAGCTGTAGAAGTCATCTTAGCCAAGATAGTTGTTGCACTAACTGCTGCACCGCCTGTGGTTACGATCGGTCTCCAGAACGACCAGTTGGCTCTGTTAATTCCGCCATAAGTACCAGTAGATGCACTATCAGGAATTGCTGCTGCCAAACCTGTAATGTTCTTACCACCATTGCCTGTTCCATCAAGATACAAGTCGCCAGAGATTCGATTTAGTAAACGAGCCTCAGATACTTGCATACGACCATCTAGTAAGTCAATGATTGCCTCTTTAGAACTGTTCTGTAACATTTCTAAACCACTCATTGTTACGCTATCTGCGTAC